GGTTTAAACTTTTCAGACATACGAGCTTTAGTACAACAGCAGCAAGCAATCATAGCAGCATATGAAGGCTACTACAAAGAGGCAGAAGAAGCACTTGATAAAGCAGTTATTGTGGACGAGTAGTATACTTGTCGTTGCTGGTTGTAACAATGTACCCAAACCCGATCCAATTGTTTCAGCACAAACTTATATAGGACTAGAAGAACGGCAAGATCGTAGTGAAATACGTGAATTAGTTGGTGTAGATCCTGTACGTACAGAATGGTGTGCGGCATTTGTAAATGCTATATTAGAAATAGATGGCATACCAGGTAGTGAAAGTGTAAGCGATGTTCCACTTATGGCTCGTAGTTTTCTCAATTGGGGCGAGCCAGTTCAACCTGAAGATATTCAACGTGGCGATATTGTAATCTTTCCTAGAGGAGACGAAGGATGGAAAGGTCATGTTGGATTTTTTATAGAAGAAAAAAACAAACGTTGGGTAATATTAGGCGGTAATCAACGAAATGAAGTGCGGTATGATTTATATATACCTAACAGAGCAATAGGTATACGTAGAGCTAAATACACACATATAAAGAGGGGCAACAATGTGGGAAATGATCGAAAGGATGGCGACGGATAGACTGTGGATTTACACAGCAATCGGTGGCAGTGTGCTTGGTGCTATATTTGTAGCATACATTAGTACAACACGTATCGGTCTATGGGGCTATGCCCAAGTAGATCGTGCTATTGACTATCTTGTAGAACGTTGGGGACTTACATGGCTAGAACAGCCTGAAGACGCATGGCGTAAAAAGTATCCAAAAATTACAGCAAAGATAGATGACTTAGAGGGCAGATTACAAAAATTGGAGGGTAAAAATGCCAAGAAAAAAACTTGAAGACTTAGACGCAGCACCAGCAGCAGAAACAAAGGCAGATGCTGAAGTTGTAGTTCCAGCAAGTAGCAGTGGTGCTACTAAAAAAGTAAAACTAGACTTAGAAGTAGATACAAGTGTAAAAGATCTAGGACCTAATCCTTTTGCTAAAATGATTCATTTGGCACGGGCTGTAGATGCTTGGAGAATTTTTCCACGTATCTTTATTACAACTTATATCTATTTGTTATATCAATGTGTAATGTGGTACATGGAGTTACCAAATCCTACACTAGAACAATCAGGGCTTATTAGTGTTGTTGTAGGTGCTGGAGCAGCATGGTTTGGACTTTACGCCGGAACTAGCAAGAAGTAGACACTTAGCAAATAAGTAATAGTATGGACTATTACAGTATACTTGGTATAAACAAACAAGCTAATCAAGATGAAATTAAAAAGGCTTATCGCAAACAGGCGATGGCCCATCATCCTGATCACGGCGGTGACAGTAGCAGGTTTGCTCAAATCAACGAAGCATACGAAACACTTAAAGATCCAAATAAAAGACAAGAATATGACAATCCTCAAGTTAGGATGAATGTTAATTCTTCTAATTTAGATGACATTATGAATGCGTTTTTTGGACAACGTCAACAACGGCCACAAGTAAACAGAGATATAAAAATTTCTATTACCATTGACTTAGAAGATGTTGCTGTTGGTAGAGATGTTTTAGCAACTTATAAACTATCAAATGGAATGGAAAGTAGTGCTAGTATAAAAATACAACCAGGTATTGAACATGGACAAGCATTAAGGTTTAGAGGGTTAGGAGATGCTACAGATCCAAGACGCCCGCGAGGAGACTTAATAGTACTAGTTAAAATTAGACCACATACCAGATTCAAAAGAGATGGTAAAAATCTTTATACTAATATAAAAATAAGTGTGTTTGATTTAATGTTAGGCACAGATGTTATTGTTGAAAAAATTGGAGGCGGCCCTTTACGAGTTAATATACCAAAAGGCACACAACCGTCACAAGTTTTAAGTGTAGCTGGATACGGTTTACCCGATCCTAGAACTGGACGTACAGGACATATGTATGTAAACATACATGGTGTTCTACCAAAAATTGACGACCCTGAAATGGAAAGAAGGATAAAAATCTTAAATGATGAACTTAGTACTCGCACCTAATACAATGCTGGAGAATCCAGTTAAAGTATATGATTTAGAACAAATACATCCTGCGCCAATTGCGTTGGATATGATTGATGTAATGAAAAAATATGGAGGTGTTGGCATCAGTGCTAACCAAGTAGGGTTTAATGGGCAGATATTTGTGATGAAAACTATATTAAATAAGAAGTATGGTGATCCTATGGTTGTTATTAATCCGCAAATACAAGGTATTAGCAAAGAAACAGAATTAGGACCCGAAGGATGTCTTAGTCACCCTGGTTTGATATTGCGAGTAAAACGACCAATTAGTACTATTGTGTCATTTCTTACCTTGACAAATGACTATAAAGATGTTATAACTGTAGAGATGAAGTTGGATGATATTGATGCTAGAATCTTTTTACATGAATATGATCATCTACATGGCATTCAATATATAGATAGAGTGAGTCGTCTTAAGGTCAAACGAGCTGAAGAAAAAAGACTTAAAGATATTAAGAAAGCATTAAAAAATGGTAGAACCAAGTAGCGAATTACAATTAGTATTTGACAAAGCAGTAGGAGATGCTAAAAAACTTTCTCATGAGTATGTCACCTTAGAACATCTTCTCTTTGGTATGTTGTGCGAAGAAAAGTTTTTTGATCATTTAACAGAATTTGGCATTGACACAGAACTACTAAAACATAATTTAGAAAATTATCTAAAAAGTAAATTAGAAAATATCAAAATTGATATGGAGACAGTATCAAAAAAATGGAAGCCTAAGAAAACACAGACAGTTGAACGTGTGCTTAATAGAGCTTTTGCGCAAGTGCTATTCCAAGGAAGAAATACTATTGACATACCTGATGTATTTTTAAGTATACTAGGTGAAAAGAAAAGTTATGCCTATTTCTTAACAACACAAGTTGGTATCAACAAACAAGAATACCAAAACTATCTGAGTATCGAAATTGGTGAAAAGGAAGAAGAAGAACAAATACAAGAAAATGCTGGAGCAGCAAATCAAGCCTTGCGTCAATTCACTGAAGATCTAAATTTTCAAGTACGCAACGGAAAAATTGATCCAGTTATTGGAAGATTTGAAGAATTAGATGCTGTCGCACTAGCACTAGGTCGTCGTAGTAAAAGTAATGTGCTTATGGTAGGTGATCCAGGTGTTGGTAAAACTGCTATAGCCGAAGGTCTTGCTTGGAAAATTGAAAATGGACAAACACCTGAGTTCCTTAAAGAATACAATGTATATGCTTTAGATATTGGATCAATGTTAGCAGGATCAAAATACAGAGGTGACTTTGAAGAAAGATTTAAATTAGTTTTAGCTGGTTTACAGAAAAAAGGTAAAACTATTATGTTCATTGACGAAGCACACATGATTTCAGGTGCTGGCGCAGGAGGCCAAGGTAGCAGTAACGACTTGGCTAATTTACTTAAACCAGCATTAGGTAAAGGCAACCTAAAAGTAGTAGCAAGCACAACTTGGGAGGAGTACAGAAAGTATTTTGAAAAAGATCGTGCCTTAATGAGAAGATTCCAGCGTGTAAGCATTGACGAACCAAGTGAAGAAACTACCATTGAAATTTTACACGGTATTAAAAAATATTACGAAGAGTTTCATAATGTTGAAATTACAGATGAAGCAATACAAGCAAGTGTTAAGTTGAGTGTAAAATATCAACCAGATAAGAAATTACCTGATAAAGCTATTGATTTAATAGATGTTGCTTGTAGTAGATTTAAAGTTAAAGATCAAACTGATGATTTAATTATAAAAGAAGAAAATATTCAATTTGAACTTGCTAAAATGGTAAAAATACCTGAAGAACAAGTTGCGGAAAGAGAAACAGAAAATCTGGCAAATCTTGAAAAGAATCTTCAAGGCAGTATATTTGGTCAAGACAAAGCAATTACAGCACTCGTTGACAAAATCCTAGTTGCCCAAGCTGGACTTAAACCTGACAATAAACCAATTGGCTCGTTTGTGTTTATGGGTCCAACAGGTACAGGTAAAACAGAAACAGCAAAGCAATTGGCACATCATTTAGGTGTAGAACTTGTGCGGTTTGATATGAGTGAATACCAAGAGAAACACAGTGTTGCTAAATTTATTGGAGCACCTCCAGGTTATGTAGGATTTGAAGATGACGCTGGTCAGTTAATTGTTAAATTACAAGAAAATCCTAACTGTGTGTTGTTGCTTGACGAAATTGAAAAAGCACACCCTGATGTTTCTGCTGTCTTACTACAACTTATGGACAACGGTATGGTTACAGGCAGCAATGGTAAAGAAGCAGATGCTAGAAACTCAGTGCTTATATTGACAACTAACTTGGGCGCACAAGAAGCTGAAAAACACAATATTGGCTTTGGTCAAAAACTTGAAAAAGAATATGAAGATGAAAGTGTCAAAGAATTCTTTAAACCAGAATTTAGAAACAGACTTGATGCTGTAATTACATTTGCTAAACTAGGTAAAGAAGTTATGCTTAAGATTGTTGGCAAATTCTTAAAAGAATTAAAAGATCAAGTCAAACAAAAAGATGTTGTAATAACTATTACAGACGAAGCATTGGATTATCTAGTTGACAAAGGATTTAATCCTAAAATGGGCGCTAGACCTTTACAACGAGTTATTGACGAACAAATTAAGCGTCCTTTGAGTAGAGCTTTATTATTTGGAGATCTAAAAAATGGTGGCACAATTAATATTTTGTTTAAAGAAAAAATTGAGTTGGAAATAAATGCTAAAGTCTGTGAAGAAGTTTGAAACTACTAAACTACATTATGGAAAATATCTATATAAAGTTACCATACGTTCTCCATTGGCTCATATATTTAGAACAGAATTACAACGAAAAGGCAATTTAGCATATGCTAGTTCAGAATTATTTCGATATGATCAACTTTACAAAGCTGGAAAGACACTTGTAAAAAAATCGTGGAGAAGTATAGACGTAGTTTCTGTAGAAGATTTTTTGTGTTGTCAAAAAATATATAGATTTTTAAAAAATTCTAGCGACTATCTTGTGCGCTGTGAATATAACACACTTAACATTTATAGTAATAATAAATCATTTATTCAAAAATTTACCACACTTAATACATGTACAGAATATTACGAACCTGATCCTACAGCAATTAATTTTTTACAAAACAACACTAATGTTATAGTAATTGATAAACCTACAAATTTTCCTATCAAAGTTACGTTTGGACGTAAGCAAGCTAAAAAAGAATTAGGAAAATGGTTAATAGCAAATACTGATAAAGCAAGAGTAGGACCGGTTCTACTTGACAATTGTTTAGTAGAGGCAAGATGGATAAAAGGACAATATATTTTTATTAGAGATGAAAAAGTATTGTTTATGATACAATTAATTTGTGGTGATAATATTAGCCGAATCGACAAATTAGTCTACAAAGAAGATATAGATAAATAACATATAATAGAAACTAAGGAACACCAATGGCTTATTTTGTACGTTTAGTAATGGAAAAACAAGAAGTTTCTCTAGATGAAAGTATCTTCGCAGAACAGCAGATTTATACAGAGAACGATAACAGTTATATAGAAATCCCTTTAGCAAGAGAGTTAGACGAAAGTGAAGCAGATGAGTATGCTGGCAAATTAGCAAACTATATGTTTGAAATGGGCCATACAGACTTTGACATCGAAATTATGGGCGAAGGCGATGTAATTGATGAAGAAACTTACGACGGTGACGAGTTTCATGAAGCATATGGTACTATGTGGTTCAATGAGGACGACGAGCTCGACGAAGCAGAATATCAAGGTCGTAAAGTATCACTTGGTAAACCAATGCGTGGCGATGTAAAAAAGTTTAAAGTATATGTCAAAGATCCAAAGACTAAGAATGTTAAAAAAGTAAACTTTGGTGATCCTAATATGAAAATAAAAAAATCAAATCCAGCACGTAGAAGAAGTTTCCGTGCTAGACACAATTGCGACAATCCGGGTCCACGTACAAAAGCACGTTATTGGAGTTGTAGAAAATGGTAATGATTAACGAAATCTTTGACAAGAAAGCAATCGAAGATTTAAAAGTCGGTGATCAATTACCATTTGATATTATTGAAGACTTAAATGTTTTCATGAAAAATGATCCAATGTTTTACCGCAAGCAAACATATCCGGCAATGTGTGCTGTACAAAAAGCAGTACAAAACGGCGGGAAATATAATAAAAAAGACCTACTACCTATGATTGATAAAGCAATTGAGTCTTACTGTACTGAATTCAAAATTCCAAAGCGTCCGGCAGACATGCTCACTGATGCTGAAAAAATGGAATGTGTATCAAGATTATTAAGAGGTGAGGTAGAGAATTTTCGTAACGGAGAATACTAATGCGTTACAGCGAATTCAAGATACTCACTGAAGCCAAAGTAGGCAGAGAATATAATCATTTAGAAGATCTTGTTTTTATTGATGGTAGTGCGGGTGCTACTAAAGCAATCGATATTTTACGTAAACTTGGCAGCGATAGCGGAGACGTAGCTATAAAATGGGATGGTTATCCTACTATGTATTATGGTCGTGAACCTAATGGCGAATTTGTTTTAGTAGGTAAGAACGGTTGGAGTAAAGGACAAACTGCTAAATCTCCACAAGAACTTTACCAATTTATTACAAGCACAGGTAAAGGCGAAGACTGGCGTGAAACATTTGGTAGAGATATGGCTGCTATATTCAGTATAATGGAAGCATCTACTCCAGTTGATTTTAGAGGATATGTTTATGGAGACTTGTTATATCATCCTGGTAATCCTGTAGAGTCAACAGCAGAAGGAATAAATTTTACACCTAATTTAGTAACCTATACTGTAGATCCAAACAGTCAATTGGGTAAAAGAATTGAAAATAGTAAAGTAGGTGTAGTTGTACATACAAAGTATCCAGCATTTGGCGATCCTTCAGGCAAGCCAATTAAGGATGTACAGGAATTAAACAGTAACGATGCTGTTGTCTTAGGACAAACATATGTTACACACCAGCCTACTATTGATACTTCTGAAGTAGACAATATAGAAAAATTTGCCAGCCAATATGGTCAAAGCATAGATAACTTTCTAGCACCAGTAGCAGGGTTAAGTGATATGAAAAATATAATTTACACTTATGTAAACCAAACTAGCAGAGCAGGTAATCTAAAAGGCTTAGAAAAAGGATTCTTTGATTGGTTAGCTGGCAGTAAAGTAAGTGCTAATAAACAAGCAAAAATAAATGATATGGCAAAGGCTAATCCTAATGCGTTACCTGCTGTGTTTAGCTTAGTTAAACAAATTATGAAAGCCAAGGATCATATTATTCAACAACTAGATGACGCTCCTTCAGATGTTAAACAAAGCACCAAAGGAGAAAAAGGCGGTGAAGGTTATGTGGCGCTAGGAAGCAAAACAAAATTAGTGCCAAGAACAAGGTGGACACCGTCATGAAATTCAAAGATATAACAGAAGCACCAAAAACAGCAGTTCTAGCATTTGGACGCATGAATCCACCTACAATAGGACATAAAAAATTAGCAGACAAAGTAGCAAGTTTACCTGGCG